TACAATGACTTTCTCAGGTGGTGCGACTACAACAACTGCTACCACATCAACATCAGCAGAGACATCTGTAAATATTATTGTTACTGGTGCTGGATTGAGTGATATTGTAGCAAATGTATCAATCTAAGGGGGGTACATGACAACCCTTACTGTAAATACAAGCGGGATACCAAATATTAGACCTACTTATGGAAAATTTCCTGTAAGTAGTTCTAGTTCTAATGTTTCTTGGCCAAGCGCAGTATCCTTGGATGTATCATTTGGTGCATATACAATTAATAGTTCGACTACTGTACCAACATCGCAGTATATATCTACAAGAACACCAGAACAATATGCAACTATAGCTGGACATACTTCTGGAAATGCTTTATCAGATTCTTATTCTCCTAACTGGAGCACTGCTGTAAATACAACAACAATAGATGGAAAACCTTGTCTTGATCTAGATACAACTCATGTTATTAGTATGTCAGGAACTGCGCCGGTATTTGGCCAATACTATACTATGTTTGCTGGATGGTATCCTAGAGTATCAGATAGCGGATGGAGAACATTATGGCGTGGGGATAATGACCATAATATTATTGTAAATAATGGGGCCAAAGACCTTGGAATGTATTCAAATCGTAATGGTAATTGGAGAGATACTGGATATAATATTTCAATAACATGGCAGACACTTATTGTTGTTGGACAAGGCGATAGTTCTACAGCATCAACGGGAACTCAATATTATTATATAGATGGGCAGTTAGTTGGAACTACAGATAGAGTAGTCTCTGGAACAAATGCATCATCTTTTGGTTATTCTGGCCAGGCGCCAGGATATTTTACAGAATTTGGATTTTGTAATCAGGCATTTTCTGCAACTGAAGTTCAAGAACTTCATGAATCGCTTTCTCTTGGATTGGCGGGTATCTCTGGCAGTGTAGGTTGGAAGGATAATTTTATTTATACAAACACACAACCATCTTCTTATACTACCCCAGATTTGTCTTTTTATGACAGACAAAGAGTACAAGTATCTTCTAAAAATACCATAACACACACCCCGAAACATTTCAGAAAAACAATTACATCTATAAATAATACAGTTCCTTATAATCTTGCAGAGTTGAGAGAATTGGATGGAACACGAAGACAGTATAAAATCGCAAGAGCTATCCAAAGTGATGTGAGTGGAAGCGGCGATGGAGGCGGTTCTAGTGGAACTTCTGAAATTCAAACTTGGTATTAAGAAAACAACAAACTTAAAAACATATAAATAGTCGTATAAACCAAGAGGTACGACTATGGCAATTGTTACAACTAGGACTGAATTCAAAAATTATTGTCTAAGAAAACTAGGCTCACCAGTAATACAAGTTAATGTTGCTGATGAACAGGTCGAAGATAGAATTGATGATGCCTTTGAATATTATAGAGATTATCATTATGACGCAGTAGAGGATGTTTTTTTAAAGCATCAAATTACTGCAGATGATATTACAAATAAATGGATTCCTATTCCAAACACTATTATTGGAGTTAAACAAGTTTTACCATTATACGAAAATGGTAAAACTGCTATGAATATGTTTGATGTTAGATATCAAATGTTTTTAAATGATATCTATAATCTTTCAAGTACAGAAATGTTAACATATGAATTAACACAATCTCACATTCAAATGGTTAATGATATGTTAGATGGTCGTCCACAAATTAGATATAATCGACATCTAAATAAGTTGAATATAGATATTGATTGGTCAGATGCAATTTCTGAAGGTGAATATATTATTGTAGAAGCGACAAAAGTTATTGACCCAGACACATATCCAGATGTTTGGAACGATAGGTGGTTAAAAAGATATGCAACAGCACTTATTAAAAAACAATGGGGGGAAAATCTTTCCAAGTATGAAGGCGTTACAATGCCTGGTGGAGTTACTTTTAATGGACAAAGAATTATCGATGAAGCATCAGAGGAAATCACTAGACTTGAAGAAGAAATGAGTTTAAGTTATGAACTTCCAGTCGATATAATGATCGGATAATATTATGGCGACTAACCAATATTTTAATACAACATCTGTTACTTCTGAACAGAGTTTGGTGGAAAATCTTGTAGTAGAGTCCATTCAAATTCATGGGCAAGATTTTTACTATATTAAAAGAGATTTGGTTAATGCAGACACAGTGTTTAACGAAGATACATTATCAAAATATGAAACTGCATGGCAAATTGAAATGTATATAGAAGATACTGATGGATTTCAAGGAGAAGGTGATTTCCTTTCCAAATTTGGACTTGAAGTTAGAGATCAACTTAATGTTGTCGTATCCAAAAAAAGATTTGCAGAAGAAAAACCAGATTATGATACTCCCAGAGAAGGTGATTTAATATACTGGCCATTAGTAGATAAAATATTTGAGATTCAATTTGTAGAAGATGAGGCCTCGTTTTATCAATTAGGTAAAATTTATGTATATAGATTACAAACAGAAGTCTGGGAATATTCGCACGAATCTATAAACACTGGAATTGATGAAATTGATGATATTGTAGATACTCATATGTTCTCTGTTGATATGACGTTGGGTACAGGTGCTGGGGATTACACAGTTGGTGAACAAGTATATCAAGGAAGTACATTAGAAACTGCAGATGCAAAAGGACAGGTTGTTACATGGAATGCCGGCACTAAAGTTTTAAAGGTAAATCATCTCACTGGCGACTTTACAAGTAATGTCAACGTTATAGGAGCTCAGTCTAATACTTCTTATTTATTGGGTGCAACACAGGAGTTGATATATACACAAGATAGAACTGTGGATAATGATATATTTACTACATCAGCACAGGCAGATGATATTATTGACTTTTCAGTAACAAATCCATTTAGTGAGGGTTATTAATGTTAGGTAAAGTACCACAGTATAGAAGTACCATTAGAAATTATGTAATTGCATTTGGTGAAATATTTAATGATATCACCATTGAAAGAAAAGATTCTACTGGAGCTGTAGAAAAATATATTAAAGTTCCTTTGTCATATGGGCCTACAGAGAAATTTTTAAGTAGATTAGAGGCAAATTCATCCAATAATGAAGTCGCAATAGTATTGCCTAGAATGTCATTTGAAATAGCGGGGATTTCATACGATCCTACTAGAAAAAGAAATAAACTTCGTGGTGTAAGAAAACCAAAAGAGTTAGGAAGTACATCTAGTGATTTTATTTATAACCCTGTACCATATGATATAGATTTTACATTATCGTTAATGGTTAAAAATGCAGAAGATGGAACACAAATTTTAGAACAAATACTTCCATTTTTTACACCATCTTTTAACGTACCAATAAAAGAAGTTGCTGAATTTGATGTTGTCAATGACACACCATTCATATTAAATTCAGTAGATGTGCAAGATGATTATGAGGGAGATTATCTTACTAGAAGATCTTTAATTTGGAGTTTAGGATTTACAGTCAAAGGACACATTTGGGGTGGTTCGGGTTCTAAGGATGTTATCAATACCGCAATTACTAATATTTCTGAAATAGATGGTAATGAAACTCGACAGTTGAGTACTGCAACAGTACCTAATGATTTTGGTTTCGGAGCAGACCTTCCAGAATAATGGAGAATGATATGAGTGATAAAGAAATAGATTCAAAATTAAATGAAGTTTTAGAAGTGAAAGATGATGATTATCATCCCATAGAAATTCAGTCTAATACAGAACTGGAATATATAGACACGTCAGAAGAAAGAAATCATGATATTAAGAATGATTACGAATTTCGTAGAGAAAAATTATATCAATTAGTTTCAAAAGGCGAAGATGCATTAGAAAATCTTTTAGTACTTGCAAAAGAATCAGATCACCCAAGAGCATATGAAGTTTTTGGACAACTCATGAAAGCAAATATGGATGCTGTTAAGGATTTAACGGATCTGCAAAAAGATATGAATAAAATAGAAAATGAAAAAGGTGGCAAAGGCCCGAATAAAGTTGTTAATAATAATTCAGTATTCGTAGGTAATACCAATGAGTTGTTAGAGATGTTAAAGGGTAAAAATAGAGAATGAGTGAATTCTATAACAACAATCCGAATTTAAAAGCTGCTGGAATTAATATAGAATGGACAGAAGAGCAGGCCAAAGAATATGTAAAGTGTATGGATGATCCTGTTTACTTTATTAAAACATATATGAAAATTGTTAATGTTGATACTGGACTTGTAAATTTTGATCTTTATCCTTTTCAAGAAAATATGGTTCAAAACTTTTACGATAATAGATTTACTATTTGTAAAATCGGTAGACAGTCTGGTAAGTCAATTACATGTATTGCATTCTTTTTACACTACATATTATTTAATAAAGATGTTTCTGTTGCACTACTTGCAAACAAACTTGCAACCGCGAGAGAATTATTGGGTAGATTACAGATGGCATATGAACATCTACCTAAATGGTTACAGCAAGGGGTTGTTGTTTGGAATAAAGGTAATATAGAATTAGAAAATGGTGCAAAAGTTATGGCCGCCGCGACATCATCTAGTGCAATTCGTGGTGGTTCTTTTAACATTCTTTTCCTAGACGAATTTGCATTTGTTCCGAACGAACTTGCAGAAGAATTTTTTAACTCAGTTTATCCTACAATTTCATCTGGACAATCTACAAAAGTTATTATTGTATCTACTCCACAAGGTATGAATCATTTTTATAAACTATGGAGTGATGCAACGGAAGGTAGAAATACGTATGTACCTATAGAAGTACATTGGTCAGAAGTGCCGGGCAGAGATGAAAACTGGAAGGCAATGACAATAAAGAATACAAGTGAACAACAGTTTAAACAAGAGTTTGATACAGAGTTCCTTGGTTCAACCAACACACTTATTAATACTGCAAAATTAAAAAATCTAGTATTTAAAAATCCTAAGAAAAAGAATAATGGAGTTTTATACTACGACTTACCAAGAGAACAACATCAATATTTTTTAACTGTTGATGTTGCAAGAGGTCGTGGGGGTGATTATTCTGCATTTTCAGTATTTGATGCATCAGAAATGCCGTTTAAACAAGTTGCAACATTTAGAAACAATGAAATTCCGCCCCTAGTTTTTCCAAATATTATTAAAAATGTTGCTAGACTATATAATGATGCATATATTTTGGTTGAAATAAATGATGTCGGACAACAAGTCAGTGACATTCTTTATCATGAACATGAGTATGAGAATATGATTACTGTACAAACAGACCCAAGAAAAGGACAAAGTATATCTGGTGGGTTTGGTAAGTCTTATACAATAGGAATTAGAACAACAAAGGCAACGAAGAAAACAGGTTGTTTTAACCTAAAAAGTTTAATAGAAGAAGATAAACTATTAATTGCAGATTTTGAAACTATAAATGAACTTTCATCATTTGTCTCTAAAGGACATAAGTTTGAGGCAGAAGCCGATAGGACAGATGACATGGTAGATACTTTGATATTATTTTCGTGGATGACTACAGAAGTTTATTTTAAGGATTTATGTGATAAGGATACAAGACAAGAAATATACGAAGAAAGACTACGTATGTTGGAAGAAAATATGTTGCCTTTTGGTTTTGTCCATTCTGGCGCAGAGATTGAGACTTTTGTAGACTCAGATGGCGATAGATGGTTTGGTAACGATCATTAAATCATATTTTTTATAAATAAATTATGAAACATACAAAAAGAGTTGATTTTAACAAAACTAAAACTATTAATATAGAGGAGATGAAAAATGCCATTCCAAGTAAGTCCAGGCGTTAATGTTTCAGAAATTGATCTCACTACTTCTACTCCATCAGTTGCAACGTCAATTGGTGCATTGGTAGGAAAATTCTCATGGGGGCCCGTGGGCGAAATTGTGAATATCAGTACTGAAACAGAATTAGTTAAGTATTTCGGCAAACCAACATCTGAAAATTATCAGTCTTGGTTTACTGCCGCGAATTTTCTTGCATATGCAAGTTCTCTTAGAGTAAATAGAGTAATTGGTGCCGGTGCATTAAACTCTGTTGCTGGTATTGCAGGATCATCTACTCCTGTTGATGCTACGGAAGATTTCGTCGGAGTCGCGGAAGCAACCGATAACCTTGTAGGTGTCGGTGCTACAACCCAAAATGAAACTGGTGACGGTACAACTGCATCAATTACGTTAAGTGCAACACCAGCCGGTACTGTATCAGTATCTGTTGATGGTGTAACTTTAACACCCGATGTACAATATACTATTAGTGGTACAACATTAGATTTTGCAGCTGGTACTGCGCCATATGGTGCTCCTGCCAATGCAGATGCTATTGTAATTACTGTTACAGCAAAAACTGTATTTACACTTTCTAGAGATGCATTTGGTGAAACAGTTGCAGTAACTGTAGCTGGTGCAGCAGATACAAATATTTCTGTTGATGGTACATCACTTACATTTACATCTGCGCCTGCTGATGGTGCAGCAATCGTTGCAACTATCCCTGCAAGAACAAAATTTGAAATTGCAGAGACAGTTGATTCAACTGATACCGTTGGAGTAACAGTAGATGCAGCAGACAAAACAGTAACAACAGATTATTCTGTAAGTGGTCAAGTAGTAACTTTCGTTACTGCGCCTGCAGATGGTGCAGCGGTACAAATTAAAGTATTCGGTACACCAACTGTTAACTATACATATACACCAGTATTAATTAAGTCAGAAGATGATATCACATTTGATAGCGGTCAAGGTAATGGTGCAGTATTTGCTGCGCGTTGTGCCGGTTCAGATGGGGATAAATTTAAGACTTACATGGTTGATGCCGCAACATTTTCAGAATTACCGGCAAATCTAAAATCATTGTTTAATACTGCACCAGATACTGGTGAAGTTCATGTATTAGTTGTACAAAGAAACACAAATGGTTCAGAAACAGTACTTGAAAGATATGAGTATTTGTCAAAAGCATCTAACGGTAAAGCCGAAGATGGTAAAAACATGTACTATAAAGAAGTAATTAACCTTTCATCTGAATATGTATGGGTAATTAACCACCCTGCAGATGGTACAGATTGGGGTTCAGAGGAAACAATATCTAAACCACTTTCTTCGTTTACTTCACTTGCAGCTGCAGAAGTTTCAACATTTAGTGGTGGTAATAACGGTGTTGCACCTACTGCCGCCGAAGCGATTGCTGGATATGATTTGTTTGCTGACCCTGAGTTAGTTGACGTTTCACTAGTAATGAGTGGAGAATGGGCAGATGCTGCAAATGGTAACACTGTATTACAACATATCGTACAAAATATTTGTGAGGTAAGAAAAGATTGTGTTGCACTATTATCACCACGTTATGTGGATGTTAAGTCTGGTTCTGCACAAAATGTAATTTCATTCTTTAACACAACTGTTGGTGCTTATAGTAACTATGCATTTGTTGACTCAAACTTCAAGTATCAATACGATAAATATAATGATGTATATCGTTGGGTTCCATTTAACGGTGATATTGCTGGTTTAATGGCACGTACAGACGCAGAAAGAGACACATGGTTCTCTCCTGCTGGATTTAATCGTGGTGTCATCAAAAATGTTATCAAAGTTGCATGGAATCAGAATAAGACGGATAGAGATGATTTATATAAAGCATCGATTAACCCTGTTGTTACATTCCCTGGCCAAGGCACAATTCTTTATGGTGATAAAACATTCACTAATAAACCAAGTGCATTTGACAGAATTAATGTACGTAGATTGTTTATCGTACTTGAAAAATCTATCGCAACTGCATCTAAGTTTACATTGTTTGAATTTAACGATGAATTCACAAGATCACAGTTTGTATCCTTGGTAGAACCTTTCCTTAGAGATGTTAAGGGTAGAAGAGGTATCTATGACTTCTTAGTTGTCTGTGATGAAACTAACAACACTTCCGAAGTTGTTGATAGAAATGAATTTATCGGAGACATCTATATTAAACCAGCACGTTCAATCAACTACATTCAACTTAACTTTGTTGCAGTACGCACAGGAGTGAGTTTTGAAGAAGTTGTTGGTCAAGCTTAAAAAAGTATTATAAATAAAAGTAAATAGATTAACAAGGAGAAAACAAAATGGCATTCGATATCTCTGCATTTAAGTCCAACTTAACCGCTGGAGGTGCAAGACCGAATCTATTTGAGGCAGTTGTGAATAATCCAATTAACGCAGCTGCCGATTCAACATTTAGATTTGTTTGTCGCGCAGCTCAATTGCCTGGATCCACAATTCCTGCTATCGATGTACCATACTTTGGTCGTCAAGTAAGAATTGCCGGAAACAGAACATTTGAACCATGGACTGTAACAATTATTAATGACGAGAATTTTTCAGTCAGAAATACTTTGGAACAGTGGATGGCGAATATTAATTCACATGAGGCTAATATTCAACTCGCAGCTCAAACCGCTTATAAGTCAGATTCAGAAGTAAAACATTATGCTAAAGATGGTTCTACAATTGCAACATACCGCTTTTATGGTTTATTCCCAACCGAATTGGGTGCAATTGAATTATCTTGGGATGCAAACGATCAGATTGAAGAATATACTGTGACATTTGCATATGATTATTGGAATCACGATGGTGTGACTACTTAATCTAGCTATTGAGTGAGGTGAAATATACATGGCTGTTAAATTATTTGGGTTCGAATTAAGAACCCCTGCAGAACAAAAAAGAGAGCTGAAATCTTTTGTACCGAAAGATAGTACAACAGATGACGGCTCTCTTACTGTTCAATCTGGTTTCTATGGAACATATTTAAATCTGGAAAATACTGCAAAGTCTGATGCAGAATTAATAGATAGATATAGAGATATGTCTATTCATCCAGAAGTAGATTCTGCAATCGATGATATTGTAGCAGAATCTATCGTAAACGATTCAGACGATTATCCAATTAAAATTGATACAAAAAATCTAGATGTTACTGTAACAGTAAAGAAAAAGATTGAAGATGAATTCAAATCTATTTTAAAACTACTTAAATTTAAAGAAAATGGTTATGATATTTTCAAGAGTTGGTATGTTGATGGTAGAATTTACTATCATATTATTATCGATAATTCAAAACCAAAAGAAGGTATCAAAGAACTACGTAGGGTAGACCCACGAAAAATTAAAAAAATTCGTGAAGTAGAAAAGAAAGAGAAGTCCGTAAATGGAACTGAAGTACCATTAGTATCTGGTATGAAAGAATATTACATCTTTAATGACAAAGGTGTTGTTTCTGGAGACCAAGCATCTGGTATTCCAATTACAGTAGACTCAATCTGTTATGTTTCATCTGGTTTAAAGGATGCAAAAAGACAACATTCTATTGGACACCTACATAAAGTAATTAAACCACTAAACCAATTGAGATTGGTAGAGGATTCGGTTGTTATTTATCGTTGGACAAGAGCTCCAGAACGTAGAGTTTTCTATATTGATGTAGGAAACTTACCAAAACAAAAAGCAGAACAATATCTCTCTGATATTATGACTAAGTATAAAAACAAAATCGTTTATGACGGTAGTACTGGTGAAGTGAGAGATGACAGAAAACATCTTTCTATGTTAGAAGATTTTTGGTTCCCACGTAGAGAAGGTGGACGCGGCACAGAGATTGAGACACTGCCAGGCGGGTCTAATCTTGGTGAGATGGATGATGTAATATATTTCCAAAAGAAATTATACAAGTCACTCAATGTGCCTATATCAAGACTTGAACCAGAAAATAGTATTCAACTTGGTAGAGCGACAGAAATATCTAGAGATGAATATAAATTTAATAGGTTTATCGTAAGACTAAGAAATACATTCAGTAATCTATTTTTAGACTTGATGAGAAAACAACTTATTTTGAAAGGTGTTATAACACCAGATGAATGGGAAAATATGAGTGAAGATTTAATCTTAGATTACACTCAAGATTCTTATTATACAGATGTTAAAAATACTGAAATGTTAAGAGATAAAATTACATTGATTGGCGAAATGGAAGGTATGATTGGCAAATACTATTCGGAAGAATGGGTTAAACGAAACATACTAAAAATGAATGACGAAGAAATCAATGACATGGAAAAACAATTAAAGAAAGAGGCAGAGACTGCCGAACCTGAACCACAAGAAACTGATGGGGATGATAGTGATGACGGTGGAGAACAAGACAATTCTCAGAGTCAATTTGAATTTTAGGAGTGAATTATGAGTGAACAGGAAGAAAATATAAATACTACTAATACAGATATCGTTGATAACATTGTATTAGGCAACGTATCAGATGCTAAGGATGATATTACATCAATGTTAAATCAAAAGATTGCAGCTGAAATTGAAGATCATAAAAGAATTTTTGCTGCATCGATTTTTCAAGATGTTGAACCAGAAACTTTAGAAACGGAAGAGTAATATGTTATCTTTTGGAGACTATTTAGAAAACGACTTAGACGAAGCAATCAAACGCAAGGTTGTGATCCGCAACGGCAAGCGAAAAATTAAATATGTCTCTGACAGGCCGGGATATACGGTAAAAGATAAACGCGAAGTTAAAATTGGTGCTGGTGATGCAGTTAAGATGAGTATCAGGAATAAAAAATCAGCTAGAAAACGTGCTGGAAAAGTATCTATTGCAAATACAAAAAGAGCACGCTCTAACGTAAAGAGGACAGGACTATGAAACTCATTACCGAAATCGTAGAAGATATTAACATTGTAGAAGAAAAAAATGGAAAAGGTCTTTACATTGAAGGCGTTTTTTTACAATCCAATGTTAAAAATAGAAATAATAGAGTATATCCAACAGAAGTTTTACAACAAGAAGTAAACAGATATACAGAGAGTTATATTAATAAGAACCGAGCGTTTGGTGAATTAGGACATCCAGACGGACCAACAATCAACCTAGAAAGAGTATCCCATATGATTAAGGATCTCAAACTAGAAGGTGATAATTTCATTGGTAAGGCAAAAATTATGACTGAGACACCATATGGTGCGATTGTTAAAAACCTTATTAGTGAAGGGGCACAACTTGGTGTATCATCTCGCGGAATGGGTACAGTGAAAAAAACAGGTGATGCAAATGTGGTACAGGGTGATTTTTATCTTGCAACCGCAGCGGATATCGTTGCAGATCCATCTGCACCAGATGCCTTTGTAAATGGTATTATGGAAAATAAAGAATGGATTTGGGATAACGGTATTATTCGTGAAGCTGCTATCGACTCCTATGCGAAGGAATTGAAAGAAGCGAAAAGTAAACAACTTGAAGAAGTAAAGATTAATTTATTTAAAAATTTCTTGTCAAGTTTATAATATTATAAATAAATATGATTATACCAGATTACAGGTAAAAATAAGTAACCTTATAGGAGACCAAAAATGGCAGATAAAGATTTAGAAATTCAAGAAACAGAATCTGTTGTTGAAGAAACTGTCGCTGAAGAAACTACTAACGATGTGGTCGAAGAGGCAGTTGAAGAAATTACAGAAACTGACAGTGTTACAACTGAAGAAGTTCTAGCCGAAGACGATCTCGAAGAGGCAAAATCAAAATCTGAATCAGATGATGACGAAGATGATGATGCCGATGACGAGGAAGATGAGGATGAGGATGATAAACCATTCCCACCCAAAAAAGAAGGCTGGAAAAAAGGTAAGAAAGTGGCAAAGGAAGATATTGATGTAAAAGAACACATTGATGCGATGCTTTCTGGTCAAGATTTAACAGAAGACTTCAAAGATAAGGCTCAAACAATTTTTGAAGCCGCAGTTCTTGACAAAATCAATGAGGAAGTAGACCGCATGGAAGATCAATATGCGGAAACACTTGAAGAAAACCTTGTTGAAATTCGTTCAGAGATTTCAGAAAAAGTTGATGAGTACTTGACTTATGTTGCTAAAGAATGGTTAGAAGAAAATAAACTAGCCGTTGAGAACGGTTTAAGACTTGAAATTATGGAAGGTTTCATTAAAGGTCTTAAAACAGTATTCACCGAAAACTATATTGACATTCCAGAGGAAAAGGTTGACCTTTATGCTGAGTCAGTAAAGAATTTGGATGATACACAATCTAAACTTAATGAAGAAATTGAAAAGAATGTAAAACTTTCTCGTAGACTCGAAGAATCTACGAAAGAGATTGCACTTAATTCAGTAACTGAAGAATTAACTTTAACCCAAAAGGAAAAAGTTCGTTCGTTGAGTGAAGGTGTAGAGTTTGTTTCTACTGAGGATTATACTGACAAACTAAACATCATTAGGGAAAACTATTTCCCACAAGATGGTGCAGAAGTTGCAAGTGAAATTCTTGATGAAAGTGAAACTGAAACTGCGGTAGAAGATTCTCCTGTTGTTATTCAAGAGGAAGCTTCCAAACAAACTGTAACTAGTGCGATGGATTTCTATGCAAACACATTGTCACGATTTGCTAAAAAATAAAATATTATAAATAAATATTGAAGTTATCTAACTTAAATTAAATCAGAAAGTAAACTTAAAAGGAGACTATGATGTATACAGAAATGCATTTGTCAGATCAATTACAGGAGAAGTGGAAGCCAGTGATTGAGCACCCAGATCTTCCAGAGATCAAGGACTCTTACAAAAAAGCGGTAACTGCTATGCTCCTTGAAAACCAAGAGAAAGCGGCACGTGAAGAGCATGCCATGCTGAACGAGGTTAATGTTGTTGGTGCAGGAATGTCACCAACAGCGGGAGAAGGTGAAATTGCAGGTATGGACCCAGTTCTTATCTCGCTAGTTCGCCGTGCAATGCCGAATTTAATGGCCTACGATGTACTTGGAGTACAACCAATGTCAGGACCAACTGGACTTATCTTTGCGATGCGTTCACGTTATGACAACCAATCTGGTACAGAATCATTTTTCAATGAAGCTGATACCGCCCATTCTGCAACAGGTTCACATGCAGACACTGACCCATTTGCTGGTGCAGTCATCGCCTCTGGCGCTCTTGACGAAACTGGTGGAACTTTTGCATCAGGTGCTGGTGGTTCAACTGCCAATCTTGAAACATTAGGTTCAGGTGCATCAAACCCAATGGGTACTGGTGGACATTTCAACCAAATGGCATTCTCAATTGAGAGAATCACTGTGACCGCAAAGTCACGTGCCCTCAAAGCAGAATACACAATGGAACTTGCACAAGACTTAAAAGCAGTACACGGTCTTGATGCAGAGTCCGAACTCTCAAACATCTTGTCAACAGAAATCATGACTGAGATTAACCGCGAGGTTATCCGCACAGTTTATGCTTCTGCTGTACTTGGTGCTCAGAATCAAACAACCACAGGTATTTTTGACTTAGATGCAGATGCCGATGGACGTTGGTCTGTTGAGAAGTTTAAAGGACTTCTTTTCCAAATCGAACGTGAGTCTAATGCAATCGCAAAAGCTACTCGCCGTGGTAAAGGTAACATGTTAATCTGTTCATCTGACGTTGCATCTGCTCTTGCAATGGCTGGTGTACTTGATTACAACCCTGCACTACAAAACAACATCACTGCTGATGACACTGGACAAACTTTTGCCGGTGTACTTAACGGTAAAATGCGCGTGTACATCGATCCATATTTCGATGCTGCTGGTGCATATGAAGTTGCATGTGTGGGTTACAAAGGTACTTCACCATATGATGCGGGTCTTTTCTATTGCCCATACGTACCATTACAAATGGTTCGTGCAGTAGGTGAAAATACCTTCCAACCAAAAATCGGTTTCAAAACACGCTACGGTATTGTTGCGAACCCATTTGCTGAAGGTTCAACTGCTGGTAACGGTGCTATAACTGCCCGTACAAACCAGTACTACCGTATCTTCCGTATCGACAACTTAATGTCATAATAATAATTATAATAGACATTATACTATTAGAGGGGGTTTCGACCCCCTCTTTTTTTATATAAATATAATGAAAGGAGATGTGATATGTTAACTACATCAGATAATTTTAACAGATTTAATCAACATTCATTTAGTTTAACAATTCCGAAATTACCATCTGTAACGGATTATGCACAATCTACTGCAATCCCAGGCATGACTTTAGGTGAAGCACTTACCGGCACACCTTTTGTAGACAGAAAAGAGCCTGGCGATAAAATTATATTTTCTGTTTTATCCATCACATGTGTTGCAGATGAAGAACTAAAGTTATGGAAAGAATGTTTTGATTGGATATCATCTCTTGGTTTTCCAGAAAGTTATTCTCAATACGGCAGACTTTCGCAAGGTAATACTATTGTTTCTGGAGAAGATGCCTTCTGTGATGGTGTACTCACAATATATAACAACCAACAATCACCAATTTTGCGTATAAATATAAGAGATATGTTTCCAATCGCAGTAAGTGAAATAAACCTTGCAACAAATGATAGTGGAGATGAATCAACATCTTTTGTCATCGACTTACAATACAGGAGTTATGAGGTCGATATTATTATTTAAATTATGGAGTTGTAATGACAGATAAATTAAAAGACTTGATTGAAGAATCAAAAGAAGATATCCAAATCAATTTCCTTGAACTCATTAACGAATTAAACAGAATTCCTACACAGGTTGGTAAGTGGTTAACATATCATCAAGTGCAGAGACAAAAAATGATCTTAATCGAAACAGATTATAAAAAAATGGTTGCACTTAAAACCAAATTCTATATGGGTAAAATGGATGATGATGAAAGAGAGAAATATGGATGGCCATTAGAGGGCACAAAAGTTCTCAAGACAGATTTGCATATGTGGTTAGATTCTGATGACGAATTAATTAAAGAAAAACACAAATATAAAATGCAAGAACAAATAGTATCTTTTATAGAAACTACTATTAATAGTATTCAAGATAAAAAATGGTCTATAAAAAATTATATTGAATGGAAAAAGTGGACTGAAGGTGGGTAATGGATACAGTAGTATCAGTAAATAGATTAAATGATGTTTACGCAGAAATAGATTCAAACGAATTTTTTGCACTCAAAGAACTGGTAGAGTATTTTACTTTTAAAGTACCAGGCGCAGAATTTATGCCGACATATAGAAATAAAGTATGGGATGGGAAAATTCGTCTACTTAATCCTAACTCAAGAAAACTTTATCTTGGTCTTGTACCATTGGTGGAAAAATTCTGTTCTTCAAACAATTATAAATTCGAATATCCAAATTCATACCCAAAAATACCCATATCATCTAAAGAATTAGAATCATTTACAAAACTAGTAAATCCACATTCTGGAGGTAAACCGATTGGATACAGAGATTACCAGATTGATGCAATTAAATCATCTATAAACAAAGAGAGAATATTGTTAGTATCTCCAACTGCATCTGGCAAATCTCTCATAATCTATTCACTAGTTAGATTTTACAACATGCATCCAAATGTAAAGGGTAAACAAATTTTAATTATTGTACCAACAACATCTCTTGTTGAACAAATGTATGGGGATTTCAAAGATTATGGCTGGGATGTTGAAAGATATTGTCATAAAATATATCAAGGACAAGATAAGAGAACTAATAAAAAAGTAGTTATATCTACTTGGCAATCAATATATAAAATGGGTAGAGAATATTTTGACCAATTTGGTGTAGTTATAGGCGATGAATGTCATTTATTTAAGGCAAATTCTTTAAATAAAATTATGGAAAAAATGGTTAACTGTAGATATAGAGTCGGTACGACAGGTACACTAGACGGCACTAAAACTCATAAGTTAGTTTTAAATGGATTATTTGGTGATGTAGAACAAGTAACAACAACTAAAAAATTGATTGACAATAAAACACTTTCTGATTTTAAAATTAAATGTCTTGTTTTAAAATATAGTGACGAAGATAGAAAGTTTTGTAAAAAACATTGGAGTTCGGAACCTAATGCGGGCCCAATGAAATATTCAGATGAAATAGATTGGTTAATTACAAATCAACAAAGACAAAGGTTTATCACCAATCTTGCAGAATCATTGGATGGCAACACTCTAGTTTTATTTAATCAGGTAATAAAACAGGGTAAACCGTTACATGAGTCAATACAAAAAAAGGTGGCAGATGGAAGACCTGTTTTCTATGTATCGGGGGAAGTTAAAACCATAGAAAGAGAAGAAGTTAGAAAAATTACAGAAATTTCTGACAACGCAATTATTGTTGCATCTTATGGTACATTCTCTACTGGCATTAATATTAAAAAACTTCACAACGTTGTTTTTGCATCACCATCAAAAAGTAGAGTTAGAAATTTACAATCGATTGGTAGGGCCCTTAGAAAAGGAAATGGGAAAACTTCTGCAGTTCTATATGATGTTGTAGATGATTTAAAATATAAGACATATCTTAATTTTGCCATGAGACACTTTTATGAACGCATAAATATATACAATGAGGAAAACTTTGACTTTTCCATCCATGAAATAAATATGTATAAGGAAGATTAAATGTCAGAAATTGAAGCCGAATACAGAATTGTAAAATTTGTCAACGGAGATGATGTTATTTCTGAAATTAGAGGCCTTGAAGATACAACAAATGATGTTATCTTTTTGGTAGATGCATATCAAATCCAAACGTTTCAAGTACCTACATCCGAAACCCAAACAGTCGCACTAAGAAAGTGGGCTCCATACACAGACGATATCACTGTACCTGTTAGTTTAAGAAATGTTATTTCTATCTCAAGTGTAAAAAACGATCTACTACAATACTACATCAATATTGCCGAACAACAACGTGATTCTGGTGAACCGTTCATGGACGATATCGAGGAGTGTGGAGTACAAGAACTAGTAGATGCGGAAGAAACGGATTCTCTAACTCAAGATACATTGATAGAGATGTTGAAGGCAAGGAAAAGTACAGTTCATTAATGTATCTAAATGAACTATATTAATATCCTTATTATCAATGGTCACTGACCATTATACACCTTGTCAAGATAAAGTCAATACTTTTTTTGACTTGACAACAAAAAAATTTTATGGTATAGTGTATTAACTTTTTAAGGTGAATTAATTATGAAAAAGAAAAAACAACATTACGTAGACAACAAGAAGCTTCTGGTAGCTATGACTGAGTTCAAAGAATCAGTAGAATCTGCAAAACTCAATGAGACACCTAGGCCTAGAGTACCGCCATACATTGGTGAAAGTATAATGAAAATTGCAGAACATCTATCATATAGACCCAATTTTATCAATTACACATATAAAGAAGATATGATTTGTGATGGTATTGAAAATTGTCTTTTATATATTGACAATTTCGACCCAGAGAAAAGTAAAAATCCTTTCGCGTATTTCACTCAAATTATATACTATGCATTTATCCGTAGAATTCAAAAAGAAAAGAAACAGATGTATGTTAAGTATAAGTCTTTAGAAAATTCTGATGTGGTTGATGAGATTATGCAAACTAGTGATGGTAATCCTATGAAAAATAATTATTTGGATTTTATTCAAAATAATCTTGGTGACTTTCTTTCAGATTTTGAAGAAACACAAAGAAATAAAAAGAAAAAACGAGGTAGAAAACCAAAGGTCGAGAGTACTGGAGAATAGTATATATGAAAGTCGCTTTGATTACAGACACCCACTTTGGTGCTAGGGGTGATAGTATTTTATTTTATGATTATATGATGGAATTTTATAATAATGTATTTTTTCCAGAATTAGAAAAAAGAAATATAGATACAGTCATTCATCTTGGAGATGTTGTTGATAGACGTAAATTTATCAATTTTAATATCTTAACCAGAATGAAAAAAGAGTTTCTTGGAAGATTGCAAGAAATGAATATAACTACCCATATGCTGGTAGGAAATCATGATACATATTTTAAAAATACAAATTCAGTCAATGCAATGAAAGAATTGATTGATGCATCACATCCTAATGCTCCTATCATATATGAAGAAGTAGAAAACATAAAGTTATCAGATGGTACTGATATTCTTATGTTGCCATGGATCAATTCAGAAAACTATAAATCATCTCTTTCTGCAATCAAAAAAACTAAGTCTAAAATTTGTTTTGGACATTTAGAACTTGCAGGCTTTGAAATGATGAGGGGTCTTAAATGTGAAGATGGAATGGACATGAAACATTTTGAAAAATTTGATTTGACATGCTCTGGTCACTTTCATACAAAATCTAATCAGGGAAACTTACATTATCTTGGTACTGCATATGAGTTATTTTGGAGTGATTTTAATGACAGAAAAGGATTTCATATTTGGGATACGAAAACCAATGAATTAGAACATATCATCAATCCATATAAAATGTTTAATAAAATATGGTATGATGATAATACAAAAGTTACCGAAGATTTTTCGCATTTAAAAGACAAATATGTAAAGATAATAGTT